GGTAAATGACAACGTCTTCACGGTCTTGCCCAGTTGATCTAGGTTTGAACAACTGCTCTGCGTCTATGATATTTCTAGCAGGGGTAAGCTGTGGGTGTTTTGGCTCCCACTCATCAGGAGCAACACGCAAACCATCCCAAGTGGTCTTTAATTGAGTGTAACGTACTCTCTGACCCCCTCTGTCGCTTATCGCGTATGATTTTTTGCCTTTTGCGTATCGTGCCATTATGTCAAGTTCAATGCTGTTGGTTGTATGCGTAAGCTCACGCCATCGTTATCAGAAGATGCTGCGAAATTAAAAGATCTTTCATACAATTCATTAAGCAACTGAAATCTATCTGGAGCGTACTTAATCGCAAGTTTTGCTGCTAACCCTGCCGATATGCAGTCACTCCAACGATACGGAACATCCGTATCTTGATTAGCTGCAGTAATGTCATCAAGTTGATTTACCGCCCAGTAGACCATGCTGTATGTGCTTGCATTAGGAACATTCCAAAAGTAAATAACTGGAGTGTATTGCTTATCAAGCATATACTGGCTTGGCTTACCTCCAGTTGTTTTATTGGGGATCTGATTGTATTCAGCTATCGTAACTCTGTTAATTGTCTGATCTGTAGTTCCCTCTCTTATAACAGCATCAATAATATCTATTGTCCCTGCAGGGAGAGCATAAGAAGAAGTGCCATTAACAAGTGTTAATGTGTTTTGAGTAACTGCCCAGTAATTTATACCTCTGTTTGCAAACTCAGAAAATAACATATTTAAACTGCGTCTGGCAGAAACAGCCTGACCACCAGTGCGTGTCTGAGCATCTATACCACAACGCTCAAAAGCCTCTGCTGTTATCTCCTCTACATCTGGTCTAAATGCTACTGTTCCTGATAGTGCCATTAATACTGCTTTATGCCTCTAATAATAACCTGATATGCATCTCCTGCTGCTCCTGCACCAGTCGTTGTAAACTTGATATCACCAGTACCATTCGCACCATAACTAGCACTATTTGGAAGTCCTCCAAATCTTTCAAAAGTTTGGTATCCCTGTTGATCTTCAGCAAGATGCAAAACAATAATGTCTGTGTCAGCGTCCGCCAACACCTCCACTGTCATACCGTGCAATATCCAGTGGCACTCTATAATGCGTAAACCAGTACAAGCATTCCCATGAGAGTCTGCTGATAAACCTGATACATCAATTTTAGAAACTGCACTTTCATTGCCACCATCGACATATTGATATTGAAAAGCAAAAACAACTTCACGAGAGTTCTCAGAAATTTTAGTTGTTGTTGTAAGATCTGCCAAATTAGCCTCCTAAAATAGTGGGTGAGAGATCAATCTCACCCATATTAATTATGCAATCTGCACATACTCAATGATAAACGTAAACGAACCTGCTGTTGTCGCATCAACTGTATTCGTGATGTTGCAATAGATAGTTCTTTCCGCACTCGCATACTGAACAGAAGCAGGGGCTGTGGTTCCACTCTGTGTCTGTGCGACAAGAGCTGTTGTGGTTACGTTACCAAGAACAACTGTCGTACCACCATCTAAGATCTCATCTGTTACAGCAGCAACAATCTGTGCTCCAGAGGATGATGTCCCAACTTCATATCCAATATCCCCAGTCCCAATAACAGGAGCTGTGGCACAGAATATTTTTATGTCAGTGATAATTGTGTTTGCAGGTTGAGTGAACTCACCAATAGTCGGGCTGTCACCTGCTGTGCTGTTAACAGTAACACCTGTAGCAAAGCCAACGTGCTTAACATATTTATTTGTTACTATGCCTGTCGAAGCAATGGATGCAACATCAGTGTATGCACCAGTTGTAGCATTTTTAGATACTACCTTAAAACCGTTTTCGGAGCGTACTGCTCCTGTAAATGTAGTTGTACCCATGATAATCTCCTGTCTGGGATAAGTCAGCTTTCGCTGTCAGGTTGATAGTAAAAGGGGAGCCGAAGCTCCCCTCAGTTATTAAGCAGCACCTTCCGTACCGAAGATACCTCTCCAGTCCGTTACGCCAAAGGAATAACGCTCACGTACTTTGTACCGAACATTCCCAGTCTCGAAGTCGCCTTCCATGCCCTTTTTCATTGGGCTTCTTTGGAACATCTTTAGTCCATCAGGAACATCCGTCTGAACAAAGAAAGCATCCGCATCAGAAAGTCTTCGCATGATATGGTAGCCTTTAGGTAGATAACCACCTGACTTAATGGCATTTATATCATTGTCTGCTGTTCCAGTTCTTAACTGAGATTCCAATAATCTTTCAGCCACAAAAGTGTAAGCTGTTGGAATAATCAATTGAGTACCTTGTGCAGCAATCCGTAGCCCACGGTCATCTTTCATATCCGCAATCTGGATAAGGATCGACTCAAGTGAAGTTTCAGATAAATCTGCAGCAGTTGCCAAGACGTTGGACTGGTTTCCGTTAGTCGTTGGGTGAGATGCACTTAAAAGTACAACACCGTCACCACCATTAAAACCAGAAGTTTGTGCGTTATTTAAAACATTCGCAGCTTTGATTTCCTTAGTGGAAGCCATTGAGCGTGCAAGTGCCTTTGTATAACGTGACGCGATTGAACCGTATTGGCCATCCTCTTCAGCTTCCTCAGTAATTGAGAATGCCAAAGCAACTGTCTCATGCTGATAGCGTGCAGTCCACTGCTCACTACTAGAGTCATAAGAAACAGAAGCACCTTCATCTTTTGTTGGTGCAGAACCAAAACCTTGCAACAAGACATCTTCTTCAAAAGCTTTACTTGAGCTGTTTGTAGAAAACACTTGTGCGTATTCTGGTGGATAGCTGTCATATTCAAGACCGAAAAGAGTATTCAGTCCTGGCTCAAGCATTTTCGCAAATTGTGCTCTATTCATAGCCATTTTTCATACCCTCCTATATACCTGCTACGTTTGTACCAAGTAGGTGTTCATTAATTGTCACCTCCATGATAGCATTCGCACCAAAAGCATTGTCTGGGGCTTCGTACAAGCTAATGATCTTACAGGTAGCAATACCTGCAGCCATTGTTCCGCTTATTTCAAAACCCGATTGACCAGTCACGGTTGAACCTGCACCTGCAACAACATCAGCACAATTACCAATGTTTGTCTGGGCAGGTGTACCTGCTGACTGAACTTTAAACACAGTATATGGATCATCATATACATATGCAATTATGTCTGTAGCAGTTGTCCCACTGGGCCAATACTGACTATAAACATATGAACCATCTGCAGCGGTATAAGAAACCCCTGCAAAGACACCAATGTTATTGGTTTCTGTTGCAGTGTGCGGAGTAAGCAAACCAGTGTTGATCAGAATAACAAGGTCACCTGTAAAGATGTTCTCTGCTAATCCTGAAGCAATAGTGTACTTATTTGCACGAGGTATATTACCACTCATATGGCGAACTGGGACAAACCCAAAGGCTGCATCTACATTAGCCATTTTTCGCTCCTTTTCAGCGTAAAGTTTTAATCATCCATAGCAGCAATATCTCTGCCACGGCTCGAAGTGGACTTCCGTTCTTGATAGATTGGTTGTCCTGTTTTTCGTCCTAACGCATCTAAGTCCCCTGCAACTGATTCGTTTGCTTCTAAACTTCTACTGTGATAATAGTTCTTCATCTGCCTATGTTTTTCAACAGGCATCTCACAAAGCAACATTCCTTCAATTCCAATTGACCCTGCCCACTGACCGTGATTGATAGTTGGAAATAACTTGTCTTTCACAGTATCGGCTTTGCGTGGTTCCCATCCTTCACGCATACGCTTGTATACGTTATCGGGGGTGTCTTTACCCTGAATCGAGGTAGCAATCCATCGTTGAGTGTAGCCTGGACGAGGCTCTGGTGCATCCAACAATGACGGTGGCTTCCACGCAGTATCTGGGCGAGATTGCTCATTTCTGGTGGAATTTCGAGTTTCGTTTGCACGCACGTTTCTGTTCTCAGTCATGACTGGCTCCTTTGCTGACGTTTGATTTCAGCCTCATATTTTTTAAGACCTGTTTCATCTGTAATACCAAGTTCTCTAGCCATCCTAAGTTGGTCCTGCGTCATACGGACTCTATTGCCTTTGTAAGATGAGCCACCTGTAGTGGGTGCAACTGGTTGTCTACTTTTTACTCTAGCCTTACTAGGGCTTGGATCGGAGTTTAACTCAGGAAAAACCTTATGTAAACGATTATTTAAAGTCTCATAATATTCCTCTGAGTTTTTATCAAAGCCTTCGACATCCAATTGAACGTCAATTGCTCTAGCTGCAGCGGTTTCACGCTCGTATCCAGAGGCATTAAACCAACGGTTTTGTTGCCACCACGTTGTGGCTTTTTCTGGAACTTCCTGCGTGGCTCTCTGCTGTGCCTGACCTACAGTCGGTGACACCGCACGTTGAGATCTTTGTTGCTTTTGCATCTCCGCAATACGCATAGCAGCTCTCATGTCAGCCATTTGCTCTTGGAAGTTGACCTGAGCCTTCGTATCCCCCTCTTCCACAGCCTTTTCGAGGGCTGACTTAGTCTGGGCATACCTTTGATTAAAATTGCTCTCAGCGGTCTTCTGAGAGCCTTGCTCTAATCTTTCAAGTCGCTTCATTAACTGAGCGTTCTGCTCTTGTTGTTGTCTGGCGATTAACTCCGCTTCTCTTCTTTGATCGACAAGCTTCTTAATTCTCTTTTGAACTTTCTCGCCATACTCAGGATCTTCGGTGTCTTTGACATCGACTTCCTTCGCTTGCTTTTCTTCGGCAACGTCTTTTGCCTCTTCAACGGCTTCCTTCGCAGGATCGTCCGTTATTTCGATTTCAAAATCTTCGGGCTGACCTTTTGCCTTTTTTATTTCTTCTTCGATTTCCTGAACTACATCTTCGTTTGACATGGTAGCGTCCTCCAAGTTTTACGCTAAGTAAGCGGTGACTTCGGCATCTTCTGGTAGAATTGACGTTAACTCATCGTCATTCAGCAGGAGAAACCTTACACCATTGATTGTTACCTTCTGACCTGCATATTTGCCGTAGGTAACTCGATTTCCAACCTTCGGGGAGTTCATCTTCCACGAAGTGCCAGTGTCCCTGTCTTTAAATGCAAGGTCACCCATAGAAGCAATGCGACCGTGAGCAGTGAGATACTCCTCATTGTCTTTCGAGATAGTTGGCAAATGCAAACCACCTCTTGTCTTCATTTTAACTTGATTGGGTTGAACGAGCACTTTCCAATTTAATGGAACTGGCAGTTGGTGCGAACCTATTGTTTGTTCTGTAGACTCGTCTTTGTAAATTGTAGCATGTTGATGAGACATGTTTATTCATCCTCTTCTAATTTGTTTAATGTTTCGCTGATAATCTCAGAGGCTTGCTGTAACCCCTCTGCAATACCCACGTTCTTCTGGTATGCACCAAAGTCGGATACCCGACCTTGAACCATACTCTCAGCTATCTCTAGCCGTTTTTCCTTCAGGTTCTTTTTTATTCGCTGAAGGAGATCCGTTACTGTCATTCTTTACACCTCCCGACATAGCTACGCCAGTGACATGAACCGTAACGTCCTTTTTAACTTCAGACATTATTATCCTTTCTTCTTCATCATCATTGGCTTTCTTTTTGCCATTGGCTTTTTCTTCGCCATTGTCATTGGCTTTTTCTTCATGCCCATAGGTTTTTTCTTCATGCCATACATACTTTTCCCACCTTTCATTAATTGTCCGAATTGTGATCTGTTCACGACGAACTCCAATTGTTGCTAGTGCACAAAAGATAACACCTCGCAAATTAATTGCAAGGTGTTAGTTTCGACTAGATATGTGTGACCTCCTTTCTAATTATCTATAATTATAAAAACAACCTGAAGAAAAATTACCAAAACCTAACTTCTCATCACAACCCCAAAAAGAACCTGTCTCTATATAATAATTATGACGCTTACAACAAGCTGCCTTAATAACAGAACCTTCTTTATAATCTATATCAGTTAATGTTGCTTTAGATGTCATTATAGAATTAAGAGCTTTCCAAAAATCTCGTGCCTTATTCCCTGCTTGAACATCCAACAAACCTGCTTCTTTTAAAAGACGAAACTTATTCGCAACTGTAGCATAATGAGTATCTGCTAAATCGTCATAAAGATCTGCCTCTACTTTTTCACTATAACCTTCGGCAGGAAGAGCATAATCAGCAACATAACCATAATCATCATTATCCTCCCAATCAGTTGCATCATACTGAACACACTCCCAAGTTGTAGGAGTTACAACACTACATAGTGTCTCTGCTTGACCTTCGCTATTCTTAATTCTAATCGCTGTATCCATCTCTTAGTTCCTTTCTCAGTTGATTCGTCCTTACCCATACATATTAGCAAATCACACAACATTGTCAAGCGTTTGTGTAAAGTTTTATTTTATCCAACAAAAACAATTAGATCTACATATCTTGGTAATACTCTTCGTTGTCAGCAAAGAAGCCTAATGCCCCTAGAGGTATNCCTGCAGCCATAGCAGCGTTAAGGTTGCTAATGTTTTTCAACAGTGGGTCAAAGTTTGCTGACGTTCTTCTAATTCTTTCAGGAGCACCTACCACCGCCCTGTTGATACTTCCTAAGTAAGCTTCGGGATCTGGATTGCCTGATGCCCTTTCA